CTTATACACAAATTTATTCAGAACAAAAGAAGGGATATTATCAGTATGATACAGGAACAACAGGATATATTTTTTATCGAAGGGAATCCGCAGCGTGGTTATAAAACAGAGTATGCAAACAAGATTGGTGTAATACTACCACCTAATCCATCAAGAGGTGAATCTGAGCCTACATTTCTACTAAATATGCTGCCACAAAGACAGGGCAAGATGGTTGTACTTCCAAGAGGACAAAAGCCAAGTGGAAACATGGGGCAACCACAGGGTGGTTATCAACAGCAAAACTACAATCAGGGTGGGCCACAGCAGATAGGTAATGTCATGCATGGTGATCCTGCTGATCCAGGTAACAGTGGGCAAGGCTACAGATAATAAACACCATACTTTCATAATACCAAGAGCAGACTGTGTGCTTTTGGTTGTTGAAGGTAAGCAATATGAAATCAAGATGTCTAAAGAGCAGATGTTTCATAAGGCTATGGAGTTTATAAAAGCAGCTTTGGAAAAAAAAGAATGACCATAGGTGAAGAAATAAAAAAACAAAGGCTTGCACTGGGTTGGTCAAGAGAGGCAGTTGCCATGAGTGCAGATGTCTCTGAGATGCACCTTTACAGGCTAGAAAATAATTTATCAGAGCCAAGATTTAATTCACTTAAAAGAATAGTCGAGGCTTTGCAGGGAAGAATAGAGGTAAAATTCAATGCAGAATATAATAAAGATAATGGATAGAGAGGATAAAGATACTAGCTATAAAAGCAAAGGTATGACAAGGATGGGAGTTTATGTTTTAAAATATATAAGAAATTATGTAGATCAACATGAATTACCACCTACTCATAAAGAAATATTTAACAATCTTAAAACACATGGCTTTGGTAAAAGTCCTGCTGCATTAAGTCATGCAGTAAATAAGTTGATTGCGAGCGGCAAGATAGAAAAGAGAGGTGCAACTCGCAACCTTTGGCCTGTAGAGTAAATGAAAAAAAATAATTTATTTAACACAAAAGATATGAGTAAGGGTGAAGCCTATGACCATATTTTTAGTTTTTTAACAAAGTCAGTAATTGTTTCTGAAAAGAAATTTAATGAAAACCTAAGAAAAGTTAGCAAAACAAGATTAGCTTGGTTTTTATATTATGATCATGGAATTGAACTTGTGAAAGCAGCTAAAATATTTGTGAAGGAAGAAGGAGAAAGGGCTAGAAAAATTATCAGAGAAGATAATGATTATAACCCTTAATAGTTAGCCCTATAAACTGCCTCTGGTGATTACAATATACTCTTCTCTGGAATGAGACGTATCATCGCCTTCAATCAGGTAATTAACTTCTCTCCATACCATTGCAGTGTTAGGATCATTCTGTTTAAAAGCCTTGCAAGAAAGTAAAGCTTCTAATCGTGTATCATAAAAGTGCATTACTTTACCTTTGTCATCTAATGTGGGTTTATTATCTGATAATACTTCAAATTCATCTTTCCTTCTTGCATAAAAACTTTCACAAGATGTATTTGCTAGATCTTCTGCATCATTAGTATCAAATTCTATTTTCATGTCATTCTCCATTTTAACCATTTAATCTTCTTTCAACTTCATTATTTAACTCTTGATTATCTTCATCAATGTCATGTGAATAGATGCCAAGAGTTGTTTGCAGGTTGCTATGCCCTAGCCTTTTCTGTACCCATGTTGGGTTTCTACCTAGCTTGGCAGCTTCAGCCAATAGCAAAGAGCCATAGTAGTGTCTAAGACCATGCATTGCACCTTTCCACTCTACATTTTGCCCTTTAGATTTAAGATGCTTTAGAGCCTTATGCAAACCACTTTTTGTCAAATTCTGTTGCTTAATAGGTCTACCATCATATCTCTGATCTGATTGAAACAACCATTCTAAATGAGGATTTGACATAGTAAACTTTCTAATTCTATTAGCAAGTTCTGATCCCAAAGGTACTTTTCTATTAGACGATGGAGTTTTAGTTCCACACTCATAGCCAGTTTCTATAGCAATAACATTTCTTGATCTGTCTACAGTTCTTTGTACATGAACAGTGTTTTTAGTCCAATCAAAGTCAGATGGCTTCAAACCATTTGCCTCAGATGCCCTAAGACCATTGGCACAAAGATAAACATAGATTGCATATTTCTCCATGCATACCTGGTCAACAGTTCTTAAGACCAACTGTGCATCAAGTCTTTTAGGTACAAAAGCTTCTTTCTTATCTAGCTTTACAACAATTTCTCTGAGATCAACAAGTGGGTAGAGTTCTCTGTCCTGCTTATGTAACCACAGCATTGCACTTTTGAAATAGCTAAATAACTCATGCTTATGCTTTGCACTGTGCCTGTTATACTTCTGCTCCAATGAATTAAGTATTTCATTAAGAAAGCTTTTATCTATCTGTTGTATTTTATAATCACTTAAAGGCTTGGATAAAACAGATAGTGCAACCAAAGCTTTATGATATGATTTGTAGTTTTCATAACTTTGCAACCTAATTCTTTTCTGTCCATCAACCTTACCTAAAGTTCTTTTTTCCATGTGCAGAATAAAACCTGATAGCACCTCACCTATTGACGTGCTATCTCTGTTTTGCTTAGTTGGCATTGACCAGAAACCTTGTAGTTTTTCTTTTACTCTTTTAGGTGTTGCACCATAAATTTTTCTTCCATAGCGAGAACCATCAGATATTTTTGCATAATATAAACGTCTTGCTTCACTAAATTTTATTTCAATATCCATGTCATTCTCCTATTAGTTCTTTAGACACTTCAAAAGTGACAATTTCGTTTTCATTTAAAATTACGTCTGCAACAACAGTTTCTGCATTTACTTTTCTTACTGTTGCAGGTGCAAATTTTCCTAAATCTTTACACTCAATATGATTTTTATTTTCATATACATAAACTCTATCACCTTGTTTCATCGTCATTCTCCTATAGGTAAAGGCTGTGATCTGTTCTAATAACAGAAAGGTTAATTTTATCCTGATAGTCCTGCTTTACTATCTCATAGGCTTTCTTAAGCTTCTCAGCTTTGTCCTTCTCAGTTTTAGAAATGATCTGCTCAATAACAGTATCGATCTCTTTAATTGCTTGTGTTGGTGTCATCGTCATTCTCCATTAAGTTCCTTATTTTATGTATTTTTTTCATTCTATTAATAAATTGTTTTGCTTGTGGAAGTTTAATCCATTCTTTTTTTGGTATTGGTTTTTTTGCTAATGCAACATAACCTGCATAACAATTATCAATTATTTGTTCTAAATTTTGCATCGTCATTCTCCATTTATTTATAAGCGTTAAGTATTATATGCATATCCGCATAGTATATGTCAAGGGGGTACAAGTTTTTAGTGTCCACAAGGTGTCCACATTTTAATAGTAAATAGGTAGTATTAGATGAATATTGGAATAGTATTGGAATAGTAAAATAATTTACTAAATGATATGCAATCCCTTGCTGTGCCTCAAAAAATGGCAGAAAACATAGGGTTTGAAAATTAAATGATTTGGTCGGGGTGACCAGATTTGAACTTGTTACTGTAGTCTGTTTTATATAATAAAAACAATTATTTAGCATTTAGTAGTATCCACCTAGTGTCCAAATTCTTCTACTAAAGTAATACTAATATGTGGACACTAAGTAAACTGCTATTTCTTTTTCTTTTTTTTCTTGTCCACTTTTTTTAGTTTCTTGAAATCTGCACCTGTGATTTTGGTTCTGGGTGGTGCTACCCTTGCAAGCTTTTTCTGCTTGGATGAATACTTACTGAAAGGCATTATTTACCCACTTTCTTCATTGCAGCCTTATGAGCCTGTGTAAATGTTTTACCTGCCCTCATCAGCTTACGCATCTCTGTCATGTGCTTAGAGGTATGATGTACAGAGTGCCGCTTCAAGGCACTCTGCTGTCTTTTGGTCAAAGCTTTTTTCATTACTTCTTTTTCATCTTTTTCTTGTTCATGGTTTTCTTGCCCATAGGTTTTTTCTTTTTCTTCATGCCGCCATAACTCATCATTTTATGTTTCATGCCTTCTCCTTCTTTTTGTTTCTTGCTGAGATTTTTTTTGCCTTTGCTCTTGCATCAGCAGATGAACTAGCTCCCCATTTTCGGAGTGCCAGTAACTTCCTGGTTGGTTTGCCATCTTTGTAATCTGGGCCACGACTTGCACCCATTCTTGCGAGGAAACTTGCTCTGCGTGGCGAATCTCCACTCGAAATTGGTCTTTTGAGGTTAGACCCCTTCGATCTTGCAAAACGCCTTCCTGCCTCATTCAAGCCCCCTGAGGGCGATTTGTGCTTTGAAGTGAGATTAATTCTTTTTCTTGCCATCTGTTTTCTTATTTAAAAATTGTAGTCCTTGTTTACCAAACCTGTATCCAAAGCTTGAACCTATAACGATATACAGACAGGTCTGAAACCATTGTGGGCAGCTTTCATCTAAAAAGATAAAACCCTCTTTTACATATTCCTGTGTGTAGGGAATAAAACAGCAAACAAGTATGCCACCAAAGATAATAGTCCAGAACTCATCTTTCCATGAACCTGCCATCTGTGCTGTAAGGTTCTGCTCCATAAGCATAGAAGATGTAGCTTCTGTTTCATAAACCTTTGCCTCTGCTTTTGCTCTGGCAACTTTGACATCTGTCTCAGCTTTGGCCTTATCAACTCTGCCTTGCAGCCATGTACCTGCAAGAGAAGCTATAGGAGATATTAAACTACCAATCATATATTATCCTTTTTTTGGTGGGGGGATTAATCTGCAAAAAATTTTATCACATTTTGTTTAACAATAATCAAAGGAAGCCTTTCTTAAATTAAATGTTAAAAGAAACAGACACCCCCCATAATTGGTGAGGAAGGCAGGCACCCCTGCGAACCCTCCTCATAACGCTATGTTTTTTTCTTTTTCTTTTTGCCTAGTAAATCTGCATCAGCTTTCCTTGCTCCACCGCGACCACTGACAAAACTTTTTACGCGTGCGAGCGCCCACTGGTGCTGTGATACCTTAGGTCTGCTGCCTGATGAAAAGTATGCACCTAATCCTCGTTTATAGACCTTATCAAGTGTAGATTTAGCAAACCTCCCTGCACCAGGTATTGATGAATATTTACCACCACTCTTCTTCTTAGTTGTCTTTGTTGCCATTAGCCTCTACTCCTTCTCTTTGAGATACGATCCATCATGGCAGGTGTCAGTTTACCTTGCCTGTAAAGTCTAGCTGTTCTTTTGATTTCTTTTTCTCTAGCTTTTGGGTTCTTAGCACCACGCACATATTTTTTAGGTACACCACCTTTTGTCTTAGGCACTTTTTTAAATTTGCGTTTTTTGACAGCCATAATTAACCTTTGCTTTTAAATTTATCAGTTATCTTTTTTAGGAACAGATTTAGGTACACAATAAGCCTTGACCCAAATTCGGCTATCCCCACTGAGTGATAGGTCATAGTTTTGTGACTTAATTTTTTGTGCAATTCTAAGGCACGTATCCAAATCAGAGAAATATACTGCCTCCTGTACTGTACCAGATAAAAACACTAATAACACCCATGTCACTATTTCCTAGCCATCCAGGCTGTTGTACCCATGTAAGTGCCAACGATACCTGCACCAGATATATAGAGTAAGTTGCTGATATCAGATAATGCGTTGATCTTTTCTACTGGCATAAAAAACATTGCAGCAGTAAATACACCCATACCAATAAGTGTGTATCTGGCCATTCTAAGCTGTGCAATCTGCTTTCTAAGATTTGACTCTGTTTCTTTAATTTCTTTTACATGAGATAGTTCTTCATCACTTACAATTCCGTCAGAATTTTCGTCGTAATCTGCAAAAACAGATTTTTCCTGTAACTTTTTCTGGGTCACGCTATTGCTTCCAATCTTTTTGCCAACCTCTCAGCTCTGTTAGTGACCTGCCGATAGTATCTGGAATCACGAAGTTCGAGTGCGGCTTTTGCAAAATTCTTGTTTACAATATTGTTAATCATTTTTCTAAACTTGCTAAATCTTGGCAGTCCTAAGTTAAACATCATGTTTGCCATAACTTGTTTGACTTCTTCATCCATGTCATCCCAATCTTCAAAGACCTTCTCACAGTCCTTAATGACTGACTTGATATCTTCTTCAAACAGTTCTGTGCATCTATCCTCTGCCACCTGAGTGCCTACAGGCTCATCGAACTCTGGCTCATCTTCTTTGCATAGATGTCCTATACCGACAGTTTTAAGTTGCAGATGATCTAAATACACCTCATACTTTACACCCTCATCAATGATGAGTTGTTGTCTAAGTTTTTCCATGTCCATGATTATTGGCCTTGTGTTATCAGATTCTCTCCAAAACCACCTTGACTTGCACCTGTGCCTGCTCTAGCAGATATTTGACTTGGGTTGATAAGTAAATTTAACAATCTAGGTGCAACTTGTGGTGCATAGGTTCTTAAAACTTTACGCAATCCTTTGTTTGTCAAATCTTTAGATATAGCATTTAACTTGTTAGGATTTTGCTCTACTAAAACTTTTACTATTTCAGCAGCAACTGTTGACTCCTGTTCATCAGCTATTGTTTTAAAATCTTTTGATATTGCCTGTTGTACCAGTTGTGTAAAACCTTGTATTGGATCTCTTTTAGAAGCATCTTTAACTGTGCCAACAATAGCCTGTCTCATAGCAGTTTGTGATCCACTTAATATGCCTTTTGAAGTTTCTCTCATAATTACTTCATCATTCAATCTGCTTATAAACGCTTCAGCAGCTTTAGCACCATCATCTGTCTGTGGAAAAGTCATTTTTAAAAGTCTAACTCTTGCAGGTGATCTTAATAATCTTTGTACTGCTGTTCTTTCTGCACCTCTTTCGATCTCATCTAATATGCCTTGCATAGCACCTAATCTAAAACCCTCTAATTCAGAAAGTGACATATTAAGTATTTCATCACCTAAA